TTATCACGTGGCCGGCGAGTATAGCGGCCCGGACGCAAGATGGGACCTTTCGCACGGTTGGGCCGTTTGGTTGCCTTCGCCTTGTTTGCTTAATGAATTGAAGGGCAAGGATAAGAAGGCGCGCCGGCTTCATTGTATAACCTGGGCGCGCCAGGCGTGCGAAACGTTTAACAAATGGGCCAATGGCGACGTTTACGGCTATGTCATAAACATCTTTGACAAGGGCGGCCAGGAATTAAGCGGCACTGGCGGCAGTTGTTTCGGCTTCTACGGCCACGAAGACGCAATCGAAGGCCTGGAAGAAGCGCTTGCGATCTACCGGAAAGAGGCCAGGAAGAAAGCGGCGAAGGGTTGAAGGGCTCGGATCTTGGGCCCTGGGCGACGCTTGTTTTATTGATCGCGTTTCTCTGGTCGATAATAAAAAGGAGATGAAAAAGATGGGAAAAAAGATCAATTTCAGTTATGATATGAACGCCAGGAAGCCGGTTTGTCCGGCTTGTGGATCCGGCCAGGTTTACACGAAGACGAACGGCGACAGGGTTTGCCGCTTGTGCGGAAACGTAGCCAGGAAGAAGGAAACGCCGGGCCGGGAATAAATAGCGCTTGACAAAAGTTTTATAAAGTGCTATATGATAAGGGCGGGAAGGGAATTATCTCTTTCCGCTCTTGTTTTTTTAGGGGGCGCCGCCGTGATTGAAAAGATTGTCGATGTGGTGAAGACAGAAAGCACGGAAAGCGGACAGATAGAAGCAGAAACGCTTGAAAGCACCCTGAAAGCGAAAGAAATAAAGCCATCTAACAGGATCGCCCGGAAGTTCAAAAAGTTTATCAAGATTTATATTAACCGGCCTGATTTAACGCCTTCCGCAATCGCCAAAATGGTTTATAATTGTTCGACAAATGACAGCGCGCGAGCGATCGCAAATGAGAACCTTCGGAAACTCTCTATCGGCCGCGAAGAAATACTTGCTCGATATGGTTTGACCGACGAGGAAGACGCTTCCGATCTTGCCCGTTTAAGAAAAGCCAAGCGGATCCAAAACGTAAATATCTTATTGAAGAAAACTCCTGACGGGAAATTACAAGTCCAGGATACCGATGATTTTATTGAAGTCGATGACAACAACGCGCAACTGAAAGCCCTGGAATTAACATATAAAGTAAAAGGCGCCTTCGTTGATAAGACCGAAGCGCCGGGCGATCGCGTTAATAATATATTAACCATTATCGAAAACGTAAACGTGGCGCAGATAACTACGCCGGGAAAAGGAATATCCATTGGACGAGAACAAAGTTCGGATCTTGCTGAATACCTGGCAAAATAAGCCGGAGATCTATTTCAAAGAAGCCCTGGGCGTTAAGGACTTGTGGGCCGGAGAGCGCGCCTTCCTTCAAGCGGTCCCGATCGCGATAAAGGAGTCCAAGAATATCATTGTGGCTTCCGGCCATAGTTTAGGCAAGGACTTTATCGCCGGCGGCCTGGTCCCTTACTTCTTACACGTATGGGCGCCTTGTCTGGTTATCACGACAGCGCCGACGGATCGCCAGGTGGACGCGGTTATGTGGGGCGAAGTGAAGGGCCATTATAGCCGGGCCAGGATCCCGCTTCCGGGCCGGATCTTAACGAATAGGATCGATATAGCGCCGCAACATTACGCGATCGGCTTCACGACGAAGGACACCGGCCAAATGGTTGGCAAGTTTCAAGGGTTCCACGCGCCGCGCGTCTTCGTGATTGTATCCGAGGCCCAGGCGGTCGAGGATAGCATATACGAGCAGATCGACGCAATCCTTACCGGTGATATTGGACTCTTGATCGAGATAGGCAATCCCTTACGCGCGGCCGGGCGCTTCGCCGCAGATATAAAGGCAAAAGATAAGAATATCGTCTTGCGTATGTCTTGCCTGGATAACCCGAATTACAAAGAGCGCCGGACCGTGATACCGGGCCTGGCGTCCTACGAGTGGGTTGAAGACAAGCGGACCAGGTGGGGAGAAGATGACCCCCGATGGTATGGCCGCGTCCTGGGGCAGATACCCCTATCGTCGATCGATAGCGTCTTCTCCCTGGCTTTGATCGAGAAGATGAAGGATTACAAGACGAAGGAAACCAGGATATACCGGGGGACCGGGGTGGACGTGGGCCGGTTCGGCGATGATGAAACTGTCATATACGGCGGCACGAACGGCCAGATCGAGAATACCGACGCATATACCGGGCTATCGACGACAGCGACAGCGAGCCGGGCCCTGATCGTAAACGGGCGCGTCCGGGGTAATTTTATTATCGTAGACGGCGATGGCGTCGGCGGGGGCACGATCGACACCTTGCGCGATATGCGCCTGGGTGATATTGACGTAATTGAGATCCACTCCCAGGGGAAACCGGACGACTCGCAATATGCTAATTTGAAGGCCGAGATGTGGTTTAGGGCGAAGGTCCGGGCCGAGGAAGGATATGCGTCCATACCCGGTAATGATACGGCCCTGGCAGAAGAGTTGGCCGAAGTGAAGTTCTTTTTCAACAAGTCCGGCAAGATACAGATAGAGGCGAAGGAAGACCTTAAAGAACGCCTGGGGCGTAGTCCCGACCGGGCCGACGCGTGGGTATATTTCCAGTATGGTATGAGCCGGGCGCAACAGATAAGCGTAAAGGACTACCAGGCCGAGAAGACCGCCGGGACGTCCGGGCGCGTGTTATCGAGCGTGTATGGCAAGTCCGGCGCGATGGCCGGGTAAACCAGGAGAGATGATCAATGCCTATATCAGTTTCCGCAGATAGTAAGACAAAAGACAAGGGCCCCGCGCCGAAGTCGGCAGATGAGTTCGAAGCCGATATGGACTCAAACGATCCTTCCGGGCTTGTTAAGAGGATCGAGCGTAAGACGAAGCGCGCCCTACGGGCCCAGAAGGCCTGGCGTGAGGCGGCCAAAGACGATTACAAGTTCGCGTTAGGCGACCAATGGACTAACGAGGAGCGCGACCTATTGCGCACGGAAGGCCGTCCGTGTTTGACCTTCAACAAAATCGAACCCTTACTTGACTTGGTTGTAGGATATGAGATAGAAAACTCTATGCGTATCCGGGTAAACCCCGAAGGCGGCGAAGACGTTTTATTCGCGGAAGTCGGCGACCATATAGTCAAGGCGATAGACAAGTGGACGAAGTTATCATATAAACTTTCCCAGGAGTTCGAGGACGGGCTCATCTCCGGCGAAGGGATTTTGGAGATGGCCGTATCATACAACGAAGATATAATCAATGGCGACCTGATATTTAGGTTGCTCTCTCCCATCGGGTTTCCCACCGTCGTCTTCGATCCTGACGGCCGGGAGTATGATTTATCCGATTGCGGTTATGCCGTCAAATTATCGAAGTTAAACAAGGATAGGTTGATCGAATTGTTCCCGAAGAAGGAAAGTGTGATCAAGGATTTTACGACCGACATCGATGATTACCTTGATACGGCCGGTATGAGGACCGAAGGCGATACCGACAATTACCACCTGGGCGTCGAGGACCAATACAAGGACGAGTTCCCGTCTTCACTTGTCGATGACACCGGGCCGGATCAGAAGTATCTCTTGAAAGAATTATGGGAGAAGAAGAAGGTCAATAAGTTCTTCGTCTTCAACGTAAACGAGAACCGTCTTGAAAGATTTGATACGACGGAAGAGGCGGAAGCGAAGGCCACCGAGATACGCCGGACCTACGAGGACAGAAACAAGGCCGCCGCGATGGGATACCTGGCATTGTCTTTGCCCGGCCCATTGGGGAAATCCCCGGCCGAGAGTGTAGGAACCCCGGCAACGCCGCCGGTCGAAGTTATGCCTGACGTCAAGATCATCGAACGCGCCGTTTATTGTATGTATTATTCCGCTTGCGCCTGTGGATTTGTCTTACAGGAAGAAGTGAAATCTCCTTTGGAACCGCATTTCAAGAAGTTCCCGTTCTTCCCGTATCGCGCGAAGTGGCGGCCGAATATCGGCGATAACGAATTGGCCCTAAAAGGTATGACGCGAAATATCAAGGATCCGCAGAAACAGTTAAACAAATCGCGTTCGCAGTTCCTACATATCTTGAATACGTCCGCTAACTCCGGTTGGGTTGGTGATGACGACGCGCTTACCCCGGAAGGTTGGAAAGACCTTGAAAAGATGGGTTCTACTCCCGGCGTTGTTATCCAGAAACGCAAGGACCGCGAACTTACACGGATACAACCCGCCGGTGGATCAACGGCCCATTTGGCCGACTACGAACAATCTAACCAGGATATAAAAGATATTTCCGGAGTGAACGCCGACGCATTAGCCATACAAGACAAAACTACATCGGGTAGGGCTATCGCCTTGCGTATCAAGCAGGCGGTAACTATTCTCTCGCCTTACTTCCGCAATTTCCGTTACACGAAGGAGATGATAGGAACGGCGATATTCTCGATGATACCTTCCGTTTTAGATGTAAACGAGATCAAGAAGATAGTCGGCCAGGATTTTATGACCAAGAACGGGATAGATGACGGTTATCTTTCCGCGTTCCTGGCCCAGATAACCGACGGAAAATATGATGTCGTCGTAACCGAAGCGGATAATTCGGCCACTTTGCGTAGTGAAACCTTCGACCAGTTGGCCGAACTCGCGAAGGCCGGACTTCCTATACCGCCGGACGTCATCTTGGAGTTTTCTACCATACCGAACAGCAAAGAGATTATTGACCGCGTTAAACAGGCGGCCCAGGCGGCGCAACAGGCCGCGACCGTAGGCGGTCCCGAACCGGTAGTAGGCGGCGGTCCCACAATGCCGAAACAATAGGAGTATAAAATGACGACCAAAGGTTGTAGTGGAAGAAAACATACCCCGATCGTTTCTAAAAAACAGGCCGGGTTCTTCGGCGCCGAATACGCGCGCAAGAAGACCGGAAAAAAAGGCAGAACCGATATGTCGAAGGCCGAACTCAAACGCCACTTACGGGAATACGGGGGCCGGAACATAAAGAATTATAGTCCGGACTAAAATATGACATCTCTTTCAAGTTTACACATTATTATATTTTTGATGTTGGTCCAGATATTTTTATTGTTGTTGGCGATATATGCTCTTGGCATAGCATTTGATTTCCGGTTTCCCGCGAAACGCCGGAAGAAAAAATAGTTTCGCGATAGAGTGCTCCGAACTCTTAAAAGACGGAGATAACCAGGAGAAGAAAAGATGGCAGATGTAGAGATTACCGAGAAGGCGGTCCAGGAGAAATTGGATAAAGGGGAAACTTTGACCAAAGAAGAGAGTGCTTTTGTTATGTCCACGCCGCCGGACGGAGTTCCCGAACCCGTAGATACCGAACCGGAAAAAGAACCCGGCGAGGAAATAGATATAGACGCCGCGCCCGGCGAAAAAAAGGGCAAGGAAACGGCCGAAGCCAAAATTGAAAAGAAGGCCGATACCGAAGCGAAGGCGAAATCATCGGAAACGCCGCCGCCCGTAGTAGAACCTAAACCCGATGAAGGGACACTCCATAGTAAGGTCGAAAGTGAACTGGCGAAACCGGAAGGCACGGAAGATCTTGCCGGATTTACAGAACGCGAGAAGGGATTATTCTATGAGATGAGAAAGTCCCGGAAACGCGCGCAGAAGGCCGAGGAAGACCGCGACGCTTTGATGTTCGAGAAGATCAAGGCCGCGAAACTCGCCCAGGAGCGTAAACCGGAAGTCCCCGCCGCCGAACCGGAAGAGGACCTATTCGGCAAGGACGTCGATCCCGAAGATTTCCCGACGATCGGGAAGTTGAAGGAAATCAGCAAGAAGATGGCCGAGAAGGAAGGCGAGGCCGCACGGGCGCGCGAGAGAACACTTACCGTCCGGGTATCAGAAATGAACGCCCGGCAAGTGGTGGAGATCCGGAAGGAGAACGGTAAGGACGCCCCCGACTATGACGAGGTATTAGAACTTGCCCCTGTCATAATCGAAGGCAATCCCGATTACGAGAAGGCGATATACGAGGCCTACGTGAAAGGAAGAAACGCCGCGCTCTTGACTTACGACCTTATCAGGCGTGATCCAAGATTTAATTCTCTCTACAAACCGACAAGCGCACCGGTAGAAACCAAACCCGATGTTTCGGACGCCGGGAAAAAGACATTAGATAAGATAAACGCTAACGAGGCGAAACCGAAAACGTCCGGAGCCGGGGGAGCCGGCGGTGGCGGCGGTGGAGATGAATATACCGTTGATCAACTGCTCCGTATGACACCGGCGCAGTTCAGAAAAGTCCCGAAACAAGTCCGGGACAAGTTCCTATACAATGCTTAAACAGAAAGGGTAATTAGATGGCAAACTCAATTAGCATAGCGGCCCTACGCAAGCAACTTTGGCGTAAGGAGTTATTCGCTGATGTCCAGGACGAGTTGTATATGACTCGTTTCATAGGCACCGGCGAAACGTCGATGATCCAGGAATTGACGGACTTAAAGAAAGACAAGGGTGATAAGATCACCTACGGCCTGGGTATGAAGTTATCGGGTGGCGGCGTTACCGGGGATAGTGAACTCGAAGGTAACGAAGAGGCAACGGTCGATTATTCCACGTATATCAATATCGACCAGTTACGGACCGCAGTTCGTCTTACCGGCCAAATGGACGAGAAGAAGAACTGTTACGATATGAGGACGTCGGCCAAGAACCGTTTGAAGATATGGTGGGCCGAACGCATAGACCAGGAGTTGCTTGACAAACTATGCGGCAAGACGACATCGACCTTCGGCAATACCCCGGCGGCCCCGGCAACGGCCCGTAACATCTGGGCTAACAACGCGGGCGCTGACGCGGCATTGACGGCCGATGAGGTCTTTGATACAAAAGTTATTTCTGCCGCAAAGCAGATGGCGAAACTTGCGGAACCCAGGGTTCGTAGTTTGAGAGTAGGCGGTAAGGATATGTATGTCCTTATAGCCCACCCGTATCAGATTACGGACTTGCGCAAGGATCCGGTATGGAAACAAGAGATGAGAGAAGCCGGAACCAGGGGCACGGAAGAGAACCCGATCTTCTCCGGCGCGTTAGGTATCTATGACGGCGTCGTGATCCACGAACATCAGTATATCTACGCCTGGAACGGCGGCGCGGCTTCAATTCCCATCGCGCGCGCGGTCCTATGTGGGCAACAGGCCGGTATAATCGCCTGGGGCAAGGACGTCGATTGGGTTGAAAAATCCTTCGACTACGGAAACAAGTGGGGCATTTCGGTAGGGGCGATATTCGGTGTTCAGAAACCGGTATTCAACTCGCTCGATTACGGCGTCATCGCCGTAACAACCGCCGCCACGATCGCTTCGACGGCGTAACGAGAAGTAATTAAGGGCTTTGGGCCCGCGCCATTAAAGTCGGGCCCTTAAAAGTATCATTTAACAAGGAGAAATCGTATGGGAGCAATAGTCGGAACAAAGGTTCTTGGAACCGAACTCGCCGGAACGTATAAGATACTTCAGGTAACTTGCGTTCCCGCGTCCGCTTCGGACGATGTAACCTTAACTCTCGCCACTCACGGGATTACCGTTATTGGCGCGATATTAGGTTGCGAGATCCAGGCGGGGCAAACCGCGAACTTCCAAACCGCTTACGCTACATATAGCGGCCTGGTGATCACGGTCAAGTCACTTAACGCGGCGGGTGGTAACGCAACCGATTGGACGAACGCAGTTGTCCGTTTGACGGTATTAGGTTATTAAACTGGTATGGTGGGCCGGATACTAACCCGTCCGGCCTACCTGTAAATTAAAAACGAAAAGAGGGTAAAATGGCAACACCGCGTAAAGTAGTAAAAGCCGGTATGTCGCAAGCCGACCTATTCTGGTATGTTCAGAAGTTCTTGAATAACTGGGACGGCGCGCTTACGAAGATGGACGCGGACGGCGGTATTCCTTCGATAAACTATCGTTCTACACAAGGGATAACTCAAACCTTCTCCGATACCGGCTCCACCGTAGTAGGCGGCGGCACGGTAAAGGCGAGGTCAATAGGTATCCCGCAAGGCGACCTGGTCCTGGCCTTATCGGCCTTACGCACGTATTTCAATTCGTGTATGGACAAGGCGGCCGCAGATGGTTTGACTTATACGGTGGAATATACCGCGCTCAAATGGGGAACTGCCGATAGGCGTTACGAAACGATAGATGGCACCGGTTCCTGGGTAATCAAGAACGGTATAGTCCAGGGTTCGATAGTCGATTTTATGGATTACGGCCTTTCGAAGTTCAATGATTTTCTTATCACATTGGACAATGACGCGACCGTAACCGGAGATGATTACGAAGCCCTATGGGGTGTCCCGGACGGGATAGGTTCTTCATCTTCGTCAAGTTCTTCATCTTCGTCTTCTTCTTCTTCGTCAAGTTCATCGTCAAGTTCTTCGTCTTCGTCTTCGTCATCGTCAAGTTCTTCATCTTCGTCAAGTTCATCTTCGTTGAGTAGTTCATCGTCTTCTTCGTCAAGTTCATCTTCGAGTTCTTCAAGTTCTTCGTCGTCGAGTTCGTTGAGTAGTTCGTCATCGAGTTCTTCGTCGAGTAGTTCTTCGTCGAGTTCATCGTTAAGCAGTTCATCTTCGTCTTCTTCTTCTTCGTCAAGTTCATCGTCAAGTTCTTCGTCAAGTTCTTTGAGCAGTTCATCTTCGTCGTCATCGAGCAGTAGTTCAAGTAGCGCTACATAACGGGAGATAAGACAATGGCACAAAGGCCAAAAGGTTGTGAGAGTATCGTAATGGCCGCCGACGGAGCCGCTTCTGCGGATCCGAAAAATGTCTACGCCCTTGTTATTACCGCTACGGGG